AAACCTACTAGTTCAAAAATTGCCGCTACTTAGTAGCCGCCTTATAGAGCAGTTAAAATACTGGACACGGCCACGTCAGGAGGTAACCTAACGGTGTAAACTTCGGTGGCCGCTAACAACTAACCAAGGAGAAACAATATGCCGAAACAAAAGCTAAGCACATTAATTAAACAATTGAATGAAGAGAATGCGCCGCCTGCGGGATGGACCCCGAAGGACTCGGTAGATAAACCAGAGGCTGGGAAAACATATGCGTTGACCGGTGGCCCCGGCTCTCGTTGCATCGCGAATGGATTCTCGTGGAAGGACAGTGAAGTGCAGCAGGAGGAGCTGCAGCCGAAGCTGGGATCCAGGTGCTCGTAGGAGCTATGATTGTCTTATGGCTACTTTTTCCAAATGTCACTACGGTGGCGTTTGGACTGATCCTTCTCTCGCTCGTTGGTATACTCTAGTTCCCGTCCTCGTTTCTCGTCTAGAGCTGGTGCACGGCAGAGGAAATTCTAGTTCCTACTGGGGACGCTGACGGGGATTTGGGTGGCGAAGCTCACATACATTACATTTCTAGTTTAGAATGATTCTAAAAGATAGTTGTTGCATTAGTCATAAGATATGATAAGAGAGGTAAATTAACTTAACAAAGGAGAAAAGAAAATGGGACTAGACCAACATGCACATCTTCGTAATCAGAAAGTTGATTGGGAAGATTATTTTATGAATGACAACAGTAAAGACCAAAAGGTTTTTACATGGCGAAAACATGCAAGACTTCAGCAGTTCATGGCGAAGAAATGGGCAGAACAAAACCCAAGTGTTAAGATAGATGGACACCTATCTCATCTCGGTTTTAATGGCGACCAAGACGCACCATGTTATATAACCAAAGAAGTTGCAGAAGATTTAGCAGATGCAATAGCCAACGACTACAAAGACTATGTTGCCGAAGATGGATTTTTTTGGGGGCAACAGTTCCAAGAGGAAAGTGTTAAAGAGTACAAGGAACAAGACATCAAGTTCTTAAAGTTCTGTGAACAGGCAATCAACGAGAATAAGGTCGTTGAATATTGGTGTAGTTGGTAATGAATAAAAAGAAAAACGAGGCGAGTATTCTCGCCTCGCCTCGCCCTCGTGTCGTTAAAGAAACTAAAGTAAAGGAAGGACAGAAGGCACAACAGGAAATTACCGATCAGTTGCTAAACCTGTTCGGTGGTAATACTAAAATAACAACAATAGAGGTAGAGCCAAATGTTGATACCATTAATAATATCATTAATAAAAAAGATAAAAAAAAGTTAAATTAGTTGTTGCATAAGATTTAATAAGATATATATTAAATCTGTATTCATAAGAATACATAACTAACTAATGAGGTATATATGACTAATGCAGTTAAAAAGCTAAAGCAAGATGAGAAAAAAGTTATTCTTGCTTATGCTCAATTAAAGCTAAAGTCTAATAGACTAGCTAAAGAGTTAGACACACTTAAACAGAATGTTGTTGATGTGTTTAATAGAACAAACCAAAATTTTATTGTTGTGGCAGATGAGAACAACAATAGTTTTGGATTGCAGAAAATAAATCGTAAGAGAAAAAAGTTTGAGACAGCAAACTTTAAGATTGCTCATAATGATTTATATAATCAGTTCACAACTGATATTGAGTATTGTGAATACAAAGCAGTAGGGGGTGACCATAATGCCTAATACTGACATGATAGCTATACTTAATCAGCTAGAGACTAGATTAAATAACCAACGACCAACTACTCATGTTGATGTTGATTTGAGTAGTGAGCAGAAAAAAGAAATCAATTATGAAGTGATGTATGCTCTACTTTACAATAGAGTTGAGAAGTTCATAATTGAAAATTCTGGCAATCAAGTCGTAGATAACTTTAAGGATAATCTATTGAATGATCTTGCCCCTGCTGTTAAACATCTACTAACTAGATAACACACGACAACACCACGCGATAACTCGCGTGGTGTTCACACACTCGCCTACTAGAAGGCTCACACCAAACACCAAACAACTTTTAAGATTACCAGATTTTTTTTCGCGTCAGGCTACCCCAATTCCTGAGCAGTCGGGGTTTACTAAGCAAGATATATAAATGTAGTAGGGTCCCAAACGGTATGAAATAGTTGAAAGTGTTTTTGTATTAGTCTATTGTAAAAAAGGACCCTTTGTTTTTTAGGTACCATACGCACCCAGGGGGTATATATATTTTATGGATTTAGATCGACTTAGTGACGAAGAACTTAAGGATATAATTTTAAAAAAGCAGCTAGAATGGATTAAGCTGTGCCAAGATAATTTTTTAATTTTTGCTCAAACTGTTTGGCAAGATTTTATATATCGTAAAACTGATGATCCTAAGAAATATGGACATCATCAAATTATTGCAAACGCGTTTCAAGATATCGCTGATGGTGATGCTAAGAGGCTCATTATCAATATGCCTCCTAGACATACTAAATCTGAATTTGCATCTTATTTATTTCCTGCGTGGTTCATTGGCAAGTATCCAAAGAAAAAGATTATGCAGGTATCTCACAACGCAGAACTCGCATCTAGGTTTGGTAGTAAGGTTCGTAACTTAATGGCGACCAAGGAGTATAAACAGATCTTTGGAAATGTTACACTCCGAGAAGATAGTAAGGCTAAAGGCCGTTGGGAGACCAATCATGGTGGAGAATATTTTGCAGCGGGGGTAGGCGGTTCTATTACAGGACGAGGGGCGGACTTACTTATTATTGATGACCCACATACGGAACAAGATTCATTATCCGATACTGCTATGGAGAGAGCATATGAATGGTATAGCTCTGGTCCACGACAACGTTTACAACCTGGTGGAAGAATTTTAGTGGTCATGACTCGTTGGGCAACTGATGATCTAACAGGAAGACTAGTTAAGGCTCAAGCAGAAACCAAAGCTGATAAATGGAAAGTGATTGAGTTCCCAGCGATACTGGACAACGGAAACCCTGTGTGGCCTGAGTATTGGTCATTAGAAGATTTAGAATCAGTTAAAGCATCTATTTCAACAAAGAACTGGAATGCACAATACATGCAAGATCCAACTTCTGAAGAAGGTGCAATTATCAAAAGAGAGTGGTGGCAAGATTGGGATAAAGATTATTTACCAAAATTATTACATGTCATTCAAAGTTATGATACTGCATTCAGTGCAAAAGAAACTGCAGACTATTCTGCAATTACTACTTGGGGAATCTTTGAGCCTGTAGAGGGTTATGAGAAAGCAATCATATTATTAGATGCAATCAAAGGTAGATATGATTTTCCAGATTTAAAAAATATTGCGTTAGAGCAATATCGATATTGGGAACCCGAAACTGTTATCATTGAAGCCAAAGCTTCTGGTCAACCATTAATTCATGAATTAAGGCGAGCCGGTATCCCTGTAATTGATTTCGTTCCTGCAAGAGGACGGGACAAGCATACTAGAATAAACAGCTGTTCTCCGGTGTTCGAGAGCGGCAATGTATGGGCACCTTTGGACGAACACTGGGCACAGGAAGTTATTGAGGAATGTGCAGCATTTCCAAACGGCCAGTATGACGACTATGTTGATAGTATGACACAGGCTGTGTTAAGATATCGACAAGGTGGATTTGTTTCTACATATTCAGATGACTGGGATGATCCGCCAATGAAAGTAGAACGAGATTATAAATATTACTAATGAGCAAAATTAAACTAGCAGGCAAATCTATATCTGAGATTCTTAAAAGAATTAAAAGAGCTAAGGCAAATAAGAGAGCAACTAAAAATCAAGAGAAGGCTGGCCTTAGTGTTAAAAGTATTAAACCATGGAATTATAGAGCAGGTGCAAGAGATGAACAAATTGTACCTATTAAAAAACAATCTCAAAAAGGGAGCTCATTTCAACCCCACAGAGTAAGAGGTAAACAAGGGGCTGCCTCTATTAGGGAAACTTCAGAAGGTTCTGCTGCTTCTTGGAGAGATGAGATGGATAAATACTTTGGTGATTTGAGACCAAGTAAGTTCTTTAAAAAAGCCTCTGGAGGTGATATAAATACAGGTATGAAAAAATTATCAGAAAAACAAAAGAAGATTGCTAGAATGGCTCCGCCACCAGATCAAATTACTGGTGCAGATTTCAAAGCTATGAAAGCAAGAACTGGAAAAGCAATCAAAGCTGATCCAACTAAACCAATTAGTTCAGTTGCACCAAAAGTAACTGATGCTCTTAAAAAGAAAAAATTACCAGGAAGAATTGGAACTGCATTAGGTATTGGATCTATGTTGGTACCTGCAGCATACGCTGCTGCTAAACAATACAAAGATTATAAATCTGCTAAGAACAGAGATGAAGCTAAAGTAAAAAAAATGGTTGGTGGCATGGCTAAGAAATATTCTGTAGGCGGTGGTGCTGATACAGGTAGAAGAACATATTCTTCAATGGAAGAAATGAGAGCTGCAAAAGGATTTAAACCTGGAGAAACTCCAGCACAATTTAATAAAAGAAAAGCTGCAATGGAAGTTGCTAAGAAAGCAGCCAAAGCTACACGATTTGGAAAAATCGCTGCGGGTATAGGTGCTGCAGGTGTTGCTGCTTCACAATATTTAAAAAAGAAAATGGAAGAGAAAAAAGAAAATAAAAAAATGGGCGGTGGCATGATGAACAAACCTATGGGTTATAAAAAAGGTGTCATGGTCAAAGCTAGAGGCTGCAAACTAGGTAGAACAAGACCTACTAAGATCACGTAAGGAGGGACACATGTCCCTAAAGGCAATCATTCAAGGGATTGGTAAGAAGATACTTGGAGGTAAGAAAGTATCAAGTTCACCGGCCACCGGCAAAGAACAAAAACTTTTAACTTACGAAAAAGAATCTTTACAGAAAACTGGACAAGAGTTAGCTGAACAAGAATTTAATGCTCCAGTAATTTCAAGACCACTTAAGAAAACTAAACCACTTCATATGGGTGATGATCAAGCACCTATATTTGGATCTTCTACTTATGACTGGGTAATGAAAAAAGGTAGAGGAGAATTCTCTGCAGATGAATGGTTAGATCATTTAACTTCAACTAGAAAAGTAAACTTTAAAGTGTTTGGTAAACCTGCATCAAGAACTGAAAGAGGACCCAAGCAATTTAAATATGACAATGGCCCGTTTGCCGGTAAAGAAGTTACGATTAATAAAGAAGAACTTTTTGATTCCAACCTAGCTGTGTTTAATGAAGCTGGAGACTTAACAGGTGGGTTATTGTATGCAGCTAAAAAGTTTGGATTAAAATTAGATGCAAATACTTTAGGGGATATGATCAAACTAAACCCTGTAAATAGATTACAACCTGTAGAACTTGGAATACCTAAAGGGGCTATGGAGAAATTAAGAACTAAAGCACCTGTTATTCAAAAACAAATTGATAGCTTAAAAGAAAACTTCAGACAAAGAAAATTATTTGCACTTGAAGATGAAATGATTGATGCACAATATAAATCAAGATTGTTCACGACACGAACAGATGCAAACTCTTTTAAACAAGCAAGTAAAAGTATTACTGATAGTTTAAATAGAATTAAACGATCTGACAATTTAAATGCAGATGAGAAAAGAATTATTAATCAATTAATCGGTGAAGTAGATGATGTTGCAAAACCTTTTACAGATAAAACTATGGCAACAAGATACAAAGGGGAAAGAAGTTATACCCTTGAAGGTGGTGATGATTACCGAGAAACAGTTTGGAGACTGAATGAAGATATTCCTGGTAACTCTGCTGCTAGAAAAACATTTGGTCACTTTGACGGTATCAATGAAAACATGGTCTATCACGTAAGATACGATACACGATATACTCCAGATGGAAAAAAGGTTTTCTTAATTCATGAAATTCAATCCGATGCAAACCAAAAAGTTGCAAAAGCTTTAACCAAAGCAGAACAACTATCGGGAGAGCAAAGAATTAATCCTTTTCAAAAAGATATTGAACTAAACTTATTATCTCAAAACAGATCTAAGATGTTAAAAGATATGGACGAGGCTATTGAAGCAGGTCTAACGAATAAAGCAAATGCAATTGCAAATGATTTAAAAGATATAAATGATAAAATTAGAATGACATATACAAGATCATCTATTTATGGTGGTGGCCCAGAAAAATTTGATTACTTTCCATTAGTCGAGGCTGATGCTTATGGAGACCATGCTCTTAAATACTTATTGAATAAAGCTGCTAAAGAGAATGTCGATTACGTAGCCGTTGCCCCGTTTGACAAATTAAGTTACAGACAAGGATACAAAAAAGGGAATGAACGATTTTATGGTTATGCTAGTGGTAAAGGAATTGATAAAAAGGGTAAAGCAGTGATGCCTGAGATTATGAAGAAGACTGCAAGATTTTATGATTCAAAAGCAGGGGCACAAAAAATATCTTTGTCCGATCCTAAAAAACCATACAAAGAAATAGATAGAGATCGATTTAAATATCCAGAGACTCACAAACTTAAAGGTAAAGAATTAGATAATAAATATCACAGAAATGCTTTATCCAAAGAAGAATACGAAGGTATGTCTGATCGAAGTGCATTTACTTATATGGATCCTTCAGATCCGAACTTGTATTTTGATGCATTTGCGATTAAAGTGTCCCCATTAATGAAACAAACTTTGAAGACCTACCGTAGTGAAGGCGGATTAGTAGTAGATATATTTAAACCAATAAGGTAGTATAAGATATGGCTGTAGAAAAGAACAACGAGACAATCACTGAAGAAGATTCAATTGAAGAGACAGTAGAAGAACAACCAGAGGGTTTACCTGAGGTTACTGTTGAAGGTGAAGAAGAAGTGGTTGAAACTCCTGAACAAGATTTTAATGCAAACTTAGCATTAGAAATGGACGAGCGTACGCTTAGGTCTATGGCTAGTGATTTGATTGATGAATACAAAAAAGATAAATCATCCAGAAAAGAATGGGAAGATGCATACATTAAAGGTTTAGATTTATTAGGTACTAAGTATCAAGAAGTAACTAAACCATTTAAAGGAGCTTCCGGTGTCACGCATCCGTTACTCGCTGAATCTGTTACACAATTCCAAGCACAAGCTTATAAAGAGTTAGTACCAAGTGATGGTCCTGTACGAACACAGGTCATAGGTTTACAAACACCGCAAACGGAACAACAAGCAGAAAGAGTTAAAGACTACATGAACTATATGTTGATGGAGGAAATGGAAGAATACACAACTGATATGGATCAGATGTTATTTTATTTACCTTTATCAGGATCAACATTTAAAAAAGTTTACTACGATGCAATGTTAAATAGACCCGTATCTAAATTCATTCCTGCAGAAGATTTAGTCGTTCCATATTATGCATCTGATTTAAAAGATTGTGAGAGAATTACTCATGTCATTAAGATGACTCAAAATGAAGTCATTAAAAAACAAGCAGCAGGATTTTATAGAGACATTGAACTCATTCAATCAGACAATGAGCCAGATTCATTACAGAAAAAATTAAATGAATTAGAAGGAATTAAAAAAACTGAAACTGATTACATGCACAATATTTTAGAAATGCATGTCGATTTAAATTTAGATGATTATGAAAACTTTGATGACAAAGCAAAGAAAATAAAAATACCTTACATCGTTACCATTGATGAAGGTAGTGGAGAAATTTTATCTATTTATAGAAATTATAAACCTGATGACATGGCTTACAACCGAATTGAATACTTTGTTCATTATAAATTTTTACCAGGATTAGGATTTTATGGTTTTGGTTTAACTCATATGATTGGTGGACTGTCTCGTGCAGCAACACAAGCACTAAGACAATTGATGGATGCAGGAACTTTAAAGAATTTACCTGCAGGATTTAAGTCGAGAGGTATTAGAGTTAGAGATGATGACCAACCAATTCAACCTGGAGAGTTTAGAGATGTAGATGCACCTGGCGGAAACATTAGAGATCAGTTTTTTAACCTACCATTTACTGAACCATCAGTAACTTTATACAATCTTTTAGGTTTTGTAGTACAAGCAGGACAAAAATTTGCTGCAATAACCGATTCAAATATTGGAAATGATGTTCAAAACAGAGCTGTTGGCACAACAGTAGCTCTAATGGAACGTGGAAGTAGAGTAATGAGTGGTGTTCACAAGCGATGTTACTATGCAATGCGTTTAGAATTTAAAATTTTAGCAAGAATTTGTGCTCAATCACTACCACCAGAGTATCCATATGATGTTTACGGTGGCCCAAGACAGATTAAAGCGGTAGATTTTGATGATCGAGTCGATATTTTACCTGTTGCAGATCCAAATATCATGTCTATGGCTCAAAGAGTAACGTTAGCACAAGCACAATTGCAAATTGCACAGTCAAATCCGATGATGCACAACCTTCATGAGGCTTACAGACGTGTTTATGAAGCTTTAGGAACTAAACAAATTGAAACTTTACTCAAACCACCACCAAGACAACCAGAACCAATGGATCCTGCAAAGGAAAATGCACGTGCATTACAGATGAAGTTCGCAACAGCGTTCGAATTCCAAGATCATGACGCTCATATTGCTGCACACATGGCATTTATGCAATCGAGAATGGTTCAAATTAATCCTGCAGTGTATGCTTTACTGCAAGCACACGTTTCTGACCACGTTTCTTTCAAAGCTAGAAAAGAAGTTATGGAACAAATGATGCAAGATCAGAATATGTTAGCTCTACAACAACAAAATCCTGAACAATTTAAAATTGCATTCGATAATGCAGTTGCAACAGCTACTGCAGAGATCACTGAACAGCTTGTTAAGGGTGAACAAATGCAGCAACAAGGAAAACAAGACCCATTAGTAAGAATTAAACAACAAGAAGTTGATTTAAGAGCTATGGATCTTCAAAGAAAAGCTGAAGAGACAAGATTTAAAGCTGAACAAGAGCAAATGAGGGAAGCAGCAAGATTAGAATTCGAATATGATCGACTTGCACAACAAGATCAGCAATCTGATGAACGTTTGGAAGTCGCTAGGGAGAAGATGAACAAAAAATGAGGAAAGGATTAAGTGGAGGAGTTAAATCTGGGCCACCGCCTAAGAAAGGACCTAATCCACAAGGAATAAAACTCAGAAATGCAAAAAAGCTCCTACGAAAAACTTTCAAAAAAAAGTAAAATTATCTGGCTATCTGGTTTATTTGATGGTGAGGGTAGTTTTGGTATTTGGTCTAAAGGTGTAGGTAAAAAAAGAGCCTTTGCAGCTACGATTGAAATGGGTGATGAGGATATTATCCAAAGATTTCAAGATATGTTCGGTGGTGTTGTTTTTAAAACTAAAAAAAAGGAAGAAAGATTCAGACAATTATGGCGATGGAGATGTGTAGGCGATAGGGCTTACGATTGTATTGATAAGATGATAGAATATATGGGAATAAGGAGACAGGAAAAATACAATGTGGTTAAAAGCGATATCTCTAGCCGTTAAAGCAGGTTCTCACATATATCAGAACCGTCAGAAGACTAAAATGTTGATGTCTGATGCTCAAATGCATCATGCTGAAAAGATGGCTCGAGGGGAAAGTGAGTATCAGGGCAAATTACTTGAATCTAGAAATTCGGACTGGAAAGACGAGTTCATTTTATTATTACTTTCGGCTCCCATAGTAATGCTTTCTTGGGCAGTATTTTCGGATGATCCAAGTGCAATGGAGAAGATGCAATTATTCTTTGAATATTTTTCACAACTACCTTTTTGGTATCAGACAATTTTCGTGGGCGTCATAGCGAGCGTTTACGGTCTTAAAGCAACAGATTTAATTAAGAGGAAATAATGACAAAACTTTGTGCAAGAGGTAAATCAGCAGCTAAAAGAAAATTTAAAGT